AAACCAAAGCCCCACAAGGAGCCCCCGGCTCAGGGTCAGATCCGCGTCGATCAGCGCATCGCAAATGGCCGCAGCCACGTCCTTTGCCCCGGCAAACCCGGATGCGGTTGTGGTGACCGTCACCGTAAACCGGTGTTCGGCCCCGGCGCCGGTCTGATCCGACCGGTCACGTGCATCTTCAGGGCCCAGGGTCACATAGGTCGCCGGCAACGTCCCTGCGGGCAGTGCGTCATAGATTGCCGTGCCGACCAGGGCAGTCACCCCCGCATCCGCCAGCAGTTCCTGATACACCGCCGCCTGAAGCGCCGCTCCCATTCCATAGCTCATGCCGCTACCTCTTCATCTGTGAAACAGGTCAGATACCGTCCGCCCGGGTCCCGTTCGGCCACCGCGCGGATCACAAAGACCCGGTTGCCTTCGCGAAATCTCTGGTCGGGTGCCGGGCGCTGCGCCGACCCGGGCGGCAGGGCCCGGACCACCACACGGTAGCCCACCGCCGAAACAGCCGCCCCGCCCTGCGCGCGCTCGCGTCCCGTGCGCGGTTCAACCGCCGCCCACAACGTGCCAAGCGCCGCCCAGCTTTCGGCGAACCCGCCGGCACCGTCAGCAGTGCGCACCGCACCTTCCAGCACCAGTTTGCGGTTCAGATGCGGCGCCTTCATTGCACCGCTCCCAGGGTGATCCGCATGCTGCGATACCGCTGGATCAGGCTGGTCACACCAAAGGGCATGCAGCCATCGGCCAGCTTGGTCTCATCCCGGTATTCGTAATAATGGGACGCCAGCAGCAACACCGCCTGCCCCAGATCCGCAGGCAGCCCGCCCCAGTCGGCTGCCATGCCCGCCGTCATCTCGATCCGCACCGCACCGCCTGTGGACAGGGCCGGCAGCAGCGTGCCCGCCGGGCGCAGCCGCGGCTGCTGGCTGTCCGGCTCCAGCCGGTAGTCAGCCGCATCCAGAGCCACCTCGCTTCCGGCGGCGTCCAGCAGGGTCACCGCAGTGACATCCGCCACCGGGGCCACCGGCAGCACCTGCCCGGCACGATCACGCCATGCATTCAGCCGCCAGGAAAAATCACGTTCGATCAGAACCTTACCGATCCGCGCCTCGATCGCTGCAATCGCGGCCCGCAAAAACCCTCTCAGAACGCCGTCCTGAAGTGTCTCTTCCCCGAACCCGGTTCCCAACCGTAAATGCGCCTTGAACTCATCCACCGGCAGGGCGCTGTCCGGCACGGTGGTCTCTTCGGTCAACATCATCCATTCACTCCGCAAGCTCGGACCCCTCCGGGCCGTTCACCTCTTGAAAATCGGGGGCAGGCATCGCTCCGCGTCGCTCGGACGGAGGGGAGCAGCTGGACAACGCAGAACTTCAGCGATGCCTGCCCGCCCACGAGGCCGGTTCCCCGGCCCCGCGATCCGCCGCTCTTACGAGACGCCGAATTTCAGAAGCTTGATCGCAGCAAAGTCGCTGACGTCACCGCCGACGCGCTTAGTTGCATAGAACAGCACGTTGGGCTTGGCGCTGAACGGATCGCGCAGCACGCGCAGGTCCGGACGTTCGGCCACGGTGTAGCCTGCGTTAAAGTCACCAAAAGCGATGGAATAGCTGTCAGCCGCCGCATCAGGCATGTCCTCGGCGATCAGCACCGGATAACCCATCAGACGCGCCGGTTCACCGGCAGCCAGACCATCGGACCACAGGAAGCGGCCATCGGCATCCTTCAGCTTGCGGATCTGACCGGCGGTTTTGGAGTTCATCACAAAGGTGCCGTTGGCGCGGTATTCAGCACCCAGCGCATAGACCACATCGACAATGGCATCGCCATCCACATCGCCCGCAGTACCGGTCGCAACATAGCCCAGGTTGCCCCAGGTCCAGCTGTCATTGTCGACCGCTGTGTGATCCAGGAAACCGCGCGGTTTGTCGGCACCGTCGCCATTGATGAATGCGCTCGCCTCGGCGCGGGCAAACTTGTCCGCGATACGTTTGGCCAGCCAGGATTCGATGTCGAACGCGCTGTCATCCAGCAGACGCTGCGACGCCTTGGGCAGGGCCGACAGCTCGTGCAGCGGGATCGAGATCCGGTCAATCGACGGGGTGCCGGTTTCCGCGGTCGCCGCAGTTTCCGAAGCCCAGCCCGCGCCCACATCGGTATGGTCGATCAGCACGTCATAGGTGGTCGCCTCGACGTTCACGACCGAAGCCACCGAACGGATCGACGCGGTGGACTGCAGCACCGATTTCACCGCTTCGGCGGTCTGCGCATCGACCAGATAGCCACCATCCGAGTTCACGGCGGTCGACATCGACTTGCCTTCGATTTCAAGGCCGCGCAGGCCATCATCATCGCCCGAACGCAGATAGGCGTTGAACGCTTTCTGATGGGGGGCGCCAGCGTCGGTGGTGGTGGCCAGATGCGGACGTGCCGCGATTTGAGATTTACGGTCCAGCATGGTCAGTCGCTCTTCTTGCTGTTTCAGTTTCAGGTCCATTTCGTCTTTGAACCCCTTGAATTCATTCACGAAGCCGGTCACCGCCTGCTTCACCTCCTGAACCAGGGGCACACCTTCTCCGGCCAAGGCCGGATGATCGGTCTTGCTCATCGCTTGTTCCTGTTCTTTAGGTGGATTGAGGCGCTTACCGTCGCGCCAGTTCCTGCCGGGCGCCGTGCAGCACCCCGGCGATCTCACGCCAGGCGTCCTCGAACTCACTCTGAGCTCCCTTGGCCGCCACCCGCGCACTGGGCAGCATGGGAAAGGTCACCAGCGACACTTCCCACAGCTCCAGTTCGTTCAAGAGCCGCTGGCCCTTGTCATTCTTGCCCGCCTTGCGGGTCCGGTATCCGATCGACAGCCCATCGATCGCGCCCGCCTGGATCAATGCTGCTGCTTCGCGCCCCATCCGGGTGCTTTCCAGCAGGCGTCCCTTGACCCACAGGCCCTTGTCGTCCTCGCGCACTTCATCCCACACGCCGATGGGCTGGGCCGGATCATGCTGCCACAGCATCTTGACCCGCTGATTGCGTGCTTCCAGTCCACGGATGGATCCGGCATAGGCACCCTTCTGCACGATGTCGCCACCCTGGTCCGCCTCGCCAAACAGGCTGGCATAGCCCTGGATCACGGCACCTTCGTCAACGGTCAGCCCGTCGCCGAACCGTGCGAACTTATGTTCAAGCCCGGTATCGTAATTCATGAGAAACTCCTCACAACCCACTGTTTTCATTGCGCTGCCGCCAGGATCGACTGAAAGGCCTGCGCCAGGATGACTGCAACCACCCCATAGACGGTCAGCCAAAGCCGCTTCTCCAGCCGCTCCATCAGTTCCTCGATCCGGTCCAGCCGCCGGTTGATGTTGTCGTGCTGGATCTGGCTCACCCGCTCATGCGCCGCCAGCCGCAGCCCCGGCGCACATTCAAAGGGCGGGAACCCTCCCGGGCCATCAGCCATCGCTGCCGACCTCCGCCAGCGGCGGCAGTCCCAGGATCGACCGTTTTTCCGCCTGGCTCAGGAAGTCCGCCTGCGACACCCGCGCCCACTGCGCATCCCGCTCTGCCGCCAGCGCCGGCACCTGATCCAGATCCGGTTTCAGCTCCAGCAACTCGCCGGTATGCACCGACAGCCACTCCGACAGCGCCGCCGCCACCCGCGTTGCCAGCGGCAAGACGGTCAGTCGATAGAAGGCCCGGTTGGCCTCCTGATAATTGGCATAGGTCGCATCGCCCTGGATCCCCAGCAGCATCGGCGGCACCCCATAGGCCAGCGCGATCTCACGCGCCGCCGCCTCTTTGGTCTTCTGGAACTCCATATCGCTGGGGGAAAAGCCCATCGGCTTCCAGTCCAGCCCGCCTTCCAGCACCATCGGCCGCCCGGCATTGCGGGCACCCTGATAATTCGCCTCGATCTCGTCGCTCAGCCGGCGGAACTGGTCCTCCGCCATAAAGCCCTGACCATCGCTGCCCTTCCACACCAGCGCGCCCGAGGGGCGCGCTGCATTGTCCAGCAGCGCCTTGGACCAGCGCGAGGCCGCATTGTGTACATCAACCGCCATGGCCGCCGCCTGCATCGGCGCAAAGCCGTAATGGTCGTCCTGCGGATGGAAGGTCTTGATGTGGCACACGGGCGAGACCGGGCCGGTGGCGTCAAAACGGTGCTTTTTCCCAGCCACCGCATAGTCATACGCCACCGGCCACCCATCCGCCCCAGGAACCACGCTCATGCGGTCGGACCGCAGAACATGCAGCTCCAGCGGCAGCCCGCTCTCACCCGCAACCGCTTCCACATAGGCATTGCCCGACAGCAGCAGCTGACCGAACAGGCATTCCATCAGCTCGGCCCGCCCCTGCGCCGCATTCGGGCGCCGGATCAGCGACAGCAGCGGATGTGTCTCAAACCGCTGGCTCTGGTCCTGCAGCACCAGCGGCAGCGCCGCCGCCGCCTCGGCAATCAGCTTGACCGAACGAAACCCTACCGGATTGCCCGAAAACCCGGTCCGCGTCAGCGATACCGCGTCGCGCGGGCTCCAGGCCACCCGGCCGGTGCCATGCCAGGCCACCACCGGCCCGGCAGCGCTTGCCTTGGCTTCGGGGGCCTGCTTTTCGGCGCCACGACGCAAGAAATCGAATACCATGTCTGATGCTCCTATCTGCTCGCCGCCGCCGCGCCGCTGCGCCACCCGGCCTTTGTTGAGGAGAGTTATCGCTCAAGATTGTTCCGGAACCGGAAACAGACCGTTCGCCGTTCCGGCAACACCAAAGGAAAAGCCTGCCCCCGGCTTCGTCCCGTTGAAAATACTCCGGGGTGAATGCGCCAAAGGCGCAGAGGGGCAGCGCCCCTCTTTTTGCTGCCACATGTCCGGGAAGCGCAAAACCGGTTCCCACTATTGCGCGACAGGCTTCAAAACTTCAAAGAACCCGCACCCGGGGCCGCCGGTATTGCGCCGCCGGGGCAATCATCAGCTCATGCAAGGCCCAGACCAACGCATCGACCCGGTCGGGTGAGCCCTGCCCCTCGAACCCGCGCGCCGTCATCTGGCACATCTGCTCTTCCAGCGCGCTCAGCCCTTTGACATGCCTGACCCGGCCTTGTTCATAGAGCGCCGCCACCGGCTCTGCCCTTGCCACCTTACCGCGGCTCGCATGAACGGCCTTGTAAGGCACCAAAGGATCCACCTGCCGCAAGACCTCTTCCACCAGCTTGCCGCCCTGGTTGACCTCGGCCACCAGCCGCTCGGCCCCGTGTTCATCCATCGCCGCAATTGCAGCCCGCGCCCAGCCAGACGGCCCGGCGCCCTCAACCGTACAATCGGCCAGCACGACAGCGCGCCAATCCTGCGGCGGCCCTTTCAACTGAGCGCCAACCACAACAATCCCGCAGGCATCCGCCTTCGCGCCACCGCTCACCGAAGGATCCAGCCCAACCACGATCCGGTCAAACGACGGCAGCGACCGCACCTGCGTCGCCTGCAACGCCTCGCTCGACCACAGGGCACCCTCGGCATCCGCCAGCAACACACCTTCCAGCTCCTGCCGCCCCAGCCGGGTGCCCGCATAGCGCGCCTGCACCTCTTCCAGGAACGAGGCCGCCAGATTGGCCCGGTTCGCTTCGGTCGCCGCATGGGTCTGCACGGTCGACGGGCTCTCCAGCAGCCGTTTCAACACCTCTACATTGCGCGGAGTTGTGGTTACACAAACCTGCGGATGCTCCCCCAACCGCAGTGCAAACTGCAACATGTCCCAGGTCTCCTGGCCCTTTTTCCACTTGGCCAGCTCATCCACCCAGGCCGCATCAAACTGTGGCCCGCGCAGCCCTTCGGGGTCGTGCGCCGAAAACGCCTGCGCCTCGGCCCCGTTGGGCCAGATCAGCTTGCGCTCTCCGGCTTTCCAGACCGGTTTCCGATCCGGCGGCGAACAGGCCAGAATGCCGCTGTCGCCAAAGATCATCACATCGCGCACCTGATCAAACGTCTCACCGATCAGCGCCACCCGCCGTGCGCGCCCGGCATCCAGCGGCATTCCGCCTTCGACCATGGACCGCACCCATTCCGCCCCCGCGCGCGTCTTGCCGGCGCCGCGCCCGCCCAGGATCACCCAGGACCGCCAGTCCCCCTCGGGCGGCAGCTGATGGGGCAGCGCCCAGAATTCGAATAAAAACGGGAGGGCACAAAGCCCTCCCTCACCAAGATCACTCAGAAACTCTTCCCTGATCGCAGCAGGAGCGGATGCGAGCCAATCGGCACCCGATTTCAAATCGAGCCTGGTCAAGGTCAAGGGCCATTCCGCCCCGGACGATGCCGGCTTGTCTTTCGCGCTGTTCGACAAGGCACGCCTCCACTTTCTGGCAGGTCCGGACAAGGGTGTCCGCCTTTGCCAGTTCCTTACTGGTTTCCGTCAGTTCTGTTTCCTCCCCGGCCTCGATCCGGCGACGCAGGTCTTCTGCCAGCTGTCGCAGATTGCTGATCGAATCCTGAAGCGACCTCAGCAGGTCTTCGGTTTGCAGGATCCGTTCTTCCGGGGTCGTCAAAGCCATGTTTGCCGCCTACCTCATACGAGAGTTATTGTTGTCCCCTCCGCACAAGCGAAATGAAAAACGGCCACCGGGGTCACCCCCGGGGCCGCTTGCCCACTTCTTCCAGCATGTCACAACTTATACGCGAGACCGTTCGTAAAGTCAAGGTTGCG